AGAAAACTCCAACAATTCCCATTTAAGAATATCAAAGCCGTTTTCTGTTTCTACCCATTCAAGCGGAATAAAGCCAACCGATACCGCATTGAGCATTCCTGTTTTATAACAACAATAACAAAAATCAATAAGACGGGCTTTTTCGCTAACATTGTTTATGTCGCTAGACAATTCTTCTATTTTTGGGAAATAGACATCTGCTTTTACTCTGTCCCCTTCCACCCAAAACTTTACAACTTTTCCAAGTGGAAAATCACGGCTATTGTGAAAACCGAGAAAAACAGGGTTTTTGAGATAATTCGAGAAGTCTACTCCACTTGCTCGCAGAATGTCCCCGTCACGATCCACGACTTCTTTTGATATAGTAAAACGGACTGTGCGTTCCCCTATATCTTCCGTATTGACTGTCAAATCTTTTATGTTGCTTTTTCCTTTTTCAAGTTTCATTTTTTACCCCCGAATTAAAGACCTGTCAATGTTACGACAACCTTTGCCATTCCGTCCTTGCCTTCTGTTGGCACGATTTCAACAGGCTCTGTGTAAGTAGAAGCGTCAATCGAAACGGCTTTTGAAGTTTCAATGGCAGGAATATTTGAAAGTGTGATTGTTGCTTTCTTCATTCCGTCCTTGCCACTTGTTGGAGTAACTTCAACAGGGCTTTCGTAAGTTGATACATTGATTGTCTGTGCCTTGTTGTTTTCCAAATCTGCACCAGCAATTGTAACTGTATTGAATGTAACTTTCTTTACATCATAATCACAATCGCCTACAATTCCGATTGCATTGTCACAACCTGTAACCTTTACAAACTTCTTTGCACCGATTAAAGAAAAACAGAAACCTTCGTTGATATTCAAAGCGTCTGCTTTCAATGTCAAAAAGTCTGTATAATCTCCACCAACTGTGTCCGAAGTAACAACCTTTACGGCAGTTCCAGAACTTCCACCAACGCAGACAACGGCAAGCGTATCAATTCCAAGTCTGTTGAATGCGGTCTTTACATCTCCGATAATTCCGATTTTATCAAGCATTGTTTTCATAGTTTTATATCTCCTTATAATTTAATTTACATCATTACAAAAGGTGCAACAGTACAACGGCAATTGCAAACTTGCCCCGCAGGTGCGGAAGGGTCACCCGCATATTCCATAAATGCCCCTTCACTCTGGCTTGTTGCAGGAACTTCAAACTTGTCTGTTATCGGCACTACAACCCCGTCCATAAGTAAATGAGAATCCCGTGTTCTATCGTCCTGCACGGAAATCCATTCTTTCATTGAAATATCTTCCGAGCGGTAAAGTTCAATCGCACCCGCATTCATTGTGGTACAACTTTCTGTTCTTGCGATAAGTTCTGCCCGCCACTTTTTATCTTCGGCAAACATTTCGTCTGATACTTCAATCAGCTTTGCAACACGCTTTTTCAAATCTTCCCCTTCTTCGATAGATTCTGAAAGTGCCTTGCGTAATTTCTTTTTTGTCGTATCGTCAATATCTTTTGCCAAGTTCAAGCCGTATGTGTCTATCCAGATATTGAACAACCGCCTTGTTTCTTCGCTGATTTCCTTTACGCCTTTTTTATTCAACAGTTCAAGCCCGTGTTCTGCACCGACTGTCAAGCCGTTGAAAAATGCCCCTGCCATTGTATGCAGTAACTTCTTGTCCATTTCCTTGTTGTAAAGGTTTTCTATTGCAGTTCCTACATCTTTATTTTCTTCACAGGCTTTGCGGATTGTCTTGTTTACTTCTTCATTCTGTTTTGTAAAGGCGGTCTGCATTGCCTTGTAAAAAGGTTCTTCAATGCTTCTTGCCCGTGCGTCAAAAACCTTCCAAATCTTTCCCCGCCTTTCCTTGTCTGCGTCTGATTTCAAAACCTTGTATTTTTTTTCATAAGCTTTTGAAAGTGCTTCAAACTCTTTTTCGGGAAGTTCTGTTTCGGGGCTTTCTTCTGTGGACCCTTCGGGAAGTTCAATTTGTTCTGTCGGCTCTGCGTCGGGAAGTTCAATCGGCTCTGAATTAAAAGGAACTTCAACCTGTCCGAAACCACGAAGGTAAACATCACCGCCCCTTTCGTCTGCTTCATAACCCATAGCAATTCGCCAATCGTTTACAGTAAGAACACCCCTAGAAAGTCCGTCATTAGCAATCTGCAATTTCTGTTGTATATCTTCTGCAATATTGTTTTCGTGGTATAAAATAAACTTTCTTTCTTTGTCGAAATCTTCCCACAATAACTGATTATTGATTGAACGTTCAAACATTCTTAAATAATCAGCAAGTACATTTTTATTCAAAAGATATTCGGCAGAATCAATTGTGCTTCTGTTTGAGTTCTGCAAAATACCCATAATCTCTGGCGGAATGTGGAAGTGTTCGTTTGCGTTATCCCTTAAAAATCTTCTGCTTTCTACAAAGTCTAGTTCTGTCGGGGTTTGTGAAATCTTTTCAAACTTGCTACCTTCCCCCGTCAAGACCATCGGTTCTTTTGCGTGTCTGAACCCTGCCATTTTCTGAATCCAAGATTGTTTTATCTGGTCTGCGGTTTCCTTTGTTCCCTGTGGTGCGTAAATAATCGCAGAAGGTGTTGCGTCATTAAAGAAAAGGTTTTTGGCATATTTAGAAGCGTATTCGTCTGACTGTATTTCATCTCCGATTGCTTCACTTGTTCCACGACCCCTGCCGTATGGATCGTTTAAATCTATGTCTTTGAAAGAAATTACATCTTCAACAGGAACGACAATAGAATTGCCCCCTGCCGTTCCGAACGGATATATTTCCCAAAATCTTTGATTTACTGTCGGGGTCTGAATAACCCAAGAAGGTGCAACAGGTTGCAAGCCTATTACTTTTCCCATAGGGTCACGGACTTTCAAAAGATAAGCTTCCCCGACCAAAGTATAACAGGCGAAGACAAAATAACGGATAGTCCACCCGTTTAAATCCCTGTCAATCGGGCAAGGGTTTTCAAGTAAATCATAGATTTCGTGCTTTTCAATTACTTCTGCCTTGCTTTTGTTTTTTCTGAAATCGGCTTTGTCATAAAGATATAGTTCGGTACTTGCACATTTGTTGGCGATAATTCTACAACCGTCCAACCTCGCATTCGTATGATACAATTCAAGCAAATCCCGACTTGCACTATCGGGGGCTTGACTCCACATTTTTTTGATTAGGTTCTTGATTCCTTCAAGCGTTTTGCTCATAAGTTCCTTCCTTATGCCTATAGTTTGCTATAACTATAAAACAAGAAGGAACTTTTGTCAAAAATCACTTTTCAATTTTGCCTTTCGGTTCTGTCTTTACAACCGCATTTTTAACAATCGGCTTTTCCCCGTCTGGTACAAATACCATTCCGATATATTCATTTCGGTAAATGAAACCCGAAGGTGTACGGGTAATGTCGTATCCGCTTTCTGTATCCAGAATAGGTGCGTCCCCGACTTTCAAATCTGCCAACATCTGTTGCAAATTATCCGTTGATTTTCTGATTGTTCTTGCCATACTTCTTCCCCCTTAATAAAGCATTGGTCTAATTATTTTAGGTTCATAGAAAAGCATTAGAACAGAATCCGCCCTGTCGGGTGATTTTCCCCCGTTCCTTGCCTTGTATGAATCCTTGCTTTCTATCTGCCGTCTTGCCTTTCTGTCATAAGAAAAGCGTCTGTCGGTTAATTCGTGAAACAGGCTTGAATCGTTTAGTAGTGAAACTTCGCTGATTGGAAAAGTACACCACATTTCCGAAGGTAAATCTGCAAACTTATCTTCTTCACTTGCCTTACTTCCGAAGTTTATTCCCACAACTTCACGATAACCCCTAGATTGCAGAATGTCTACAACACCGCCCCCGACACCTGTTTCGTCAACCTTTATCCGCATATCGTGATTATTTCCCGCCATTACTTCAATATGTCCGCACAGTTCAACAAGCGATATATTTTTATATTCTTTCAAGACTTTCAAAACAAGTCCTTTTCTCATACTGATTATTGAACTATCAGAACCATAGCGGGCAACATCAACCGCAATTTCCCAATCGCCTTCGTCTGAAACTTCCCGTTCCATAGCTTCGTGAACGGCAAGTCTTGACATAACGGAATTGTCTGCCTGCTTCCTGTATTGCCCGTTCCAAATATGGTCGGCTTCGTCTGGGTTGCTTATATAGTCTGCTTCCATTTCCATTTTCAATTGTTCGGGAAAAAAAGGATTGTCATTCCAATTGACTTCTACATCTAAAACATCTTTTCTTGTTTTAATAATTTCAACGGCGTCTTCTTCTGTTTCGGGGTTGTATGTAAAATAAAACTCCGCCCCTTCTTCTCGTATTGTCGGCAGAAGTAAACGCAGGGATTCAACAGAAAGGCTTTGTGCTTCTTCGCACCACACCAAATCTATATTGACATACGATTTCAAACTGTTTGCCGATTTGTTATCACGCAAGCCGTGAAATATAATCTTGCTTCCGTTGTCATTATATATTTTTTCTTTCTGAATATTCCACCCGCCAAGCTCTTGATATGCAATCATATCTACAAGCATTTGATAAGAACTTTCTGCAAGTGAGTTTTGTATTTCACGGGTACAAAGAAGGGTGTGCGGTTCTGCGGTCATTTTCTGTGTTAGCCATTTTGCAACGCTTGTGCTTTTCCCAGAACCCCGCCCGCCGTGGATCGTGTAGAACCTGTGATGTTCCCTTAAAACAGATAACTTCGGAATAAACTGTGTTTTATATAAACGCAAATATTCCCGTTGCTTTTCGGGTGAAAGCTTTAAGAATTGTGTTTTTGAGATTTTCGGGATTTCGGGTTCTGCAAGTTTATATTTTGAAAAGTCCATTATTTCATTAAATCTTCAAAGGCTTTTATTCGTTCTTCCTGTGTTTCTAATTTTGTTGTCAATTCGCCCGAAAGGTTTATTTTCTGCCCTTCCAGAGTTTCCCTAATTTCACGCATAACGGCAACGGAAGAACTATCGCCCCTAGCAATAATCTTTTTCATTGCTTCATTGACTAATTCTGCACCGCTTATTTTTTTTGTGCCTTCTGCAACTTTTACAGAATATTCTCTTTCAAGAAACTCTGCGTAAATCTGCGACATAAGTTTTTTCTTTGCGTTATTTTCTTTTCGTTTTTCTGCCCCTTTGCGTTGCATAGCACGGGCTTCTTCACTTGTTGGAGTTCTTAAATTCTGTTCGTTCATTTATTCCCCCTTTTTCGTGTTATGTTCGTGTTATTGCACTATATCAAGGTGATTATTCATATACCATTCGGCAACATCTTTATAACTCTTTGTCTTTATACGCTGATACATTACATTTGTCTGTTCTACAGTTTTAAGACAAGAACCGCTATAAACAACATTCATTCCTTCGGTAATTTCCATTTCTCTTTTGCCTTTTATAGAATTAAGATTGAATGTGCTTACTTTGAAACCTTCCAAACCTTCACAACCGCAACAGGTTAAACTATCGCCCATAGTTCTTAATCTGTTTTCACCAGATAAAAATACAAGCCCGTTTTTATGGCATTCTTCTTTGAGTTGTTGCCAATATGGAATTAAATAATTTTTTTCATAGACATTATCGCCATAGAACTTTACTGTGTGCGGTTTCTTTTGTCCATATTTCATACTTTCAAAAATAACCCCGTAAACCCCCGCTTTTTTATATCTGGGTAGATTTTTTATAATATCGGCTTGAACTTGCGGAACCCAAGGTTGACATCTAACAATAGTTCTTTTTGCGACCTTCCCCATTACTTCGATAGCTTTTAATCGCTCTTCAAAAGTTGGTGCCCCCTTTTCCCATTCGTCAAACTTTGAGCAAACCATACTTTCTTGAAATACGAAATTACAATCTTTCAAAACATCAAGATATTCTTTTGTTGCTTGAAGTGTGTTTTTTGTTGAGATTATGAACGGGTATTTTGTTTCTGCTAAAATCTTCAAACATTCCAGCGTTCTTTTGTGTATCTTTTCGCAAGGTTGAAACGGATCTGACATTCCCCCGATATGCAACGGAATATTCCAATCGCACCACTTTGTTTCTAGTGTTCTTTTCCCGTTGATAAAATCCCGTAATTGTTGCGGGCTTTCGTTTAATTCGATTTTACTAATATCTTTTTTTCTGTTTACAAAACAATAAGAACAGGCGTGCGAACAACCGACATAGGTATCAAACCTTACAGGCACATCGCATAATATACATTGACTTCCACATCTAGGCATTATATTTCCCCCTTTTCTATTTTCTTCATAACATCTTTTTCAATGTTTCTTCTGCCATAGGCTTCAAGCCTTTCTTTGTATTCTGTCGGGAAGGTAAGCGACAATTGAAAATTATCTGTCATACCCCCCCCCATACCTGTTTCGTCTTTATAATTCAAATCAAGCGGTTCTTCTGAAAAGTCAATAGTCCCAAACGGCAATAAAACTTCGTCAAAGTTGAGTTCCAAATCTTCGGCAAACTCCAAAACAGATTCTTTCGTCATACGACCATATTGAGAATTCAATCTTAATAACTTTTGTTTTGCTTCCGTCTTATTCTTGCATTGGATATAGACAACGGGTAAAGGCGGGATAATATAGCCGTCTTTCTGCATTTTGCATAAGGTTGCAAATCTGCCGTGTCCGTCTATTAAATAATTTTTGTTTCCGTTCTTCCAGATAAAGAAGGGGAAAGAAAAACCGAACTTGCAGATTGACAGTTTTATTTTGTCATAATCTATATCGGTTCTTTCTTTCAGTCCGCCCTGCAATTCTGTCATTTCTGCAATTTCTAGCCTGTCTTGTGTTTCACATTTTATTGATATAGTTTTAATCTGTTTCACTATTTGCCCCCATTGAGCATATTTTAACACGGCTTTCTATTGTTTGCAATAGTTTTCTAAAAAAGGGTATTTTCCAAGCGATAACCAATCCGCCTGTATTCGTCATAAACCTTGCCCCATATTATTTCGCATTGTTTTCTTTCTTCGGGCAGATAACAAGCCATTGTGTATAATTGGTCTTGAAGGTCTAAACTATACGGGCAACCTTTACACCCTGTGCGTTTGAAATTAAAAGGCGGGTAATATAATTCACATAATTGGATTTTTCTTTCTGCGATATACCAATCTATAAAACTTTCTTCAACAGGAAGAAGCGGGTGAAACTTTTTAAGGCTTCCTTCGTCAAATATTGCACAGGTGGTGTGGGACCGTCTTAAACCGCCTTCTTCTTTTCTCATACCCGTTATTTTAATCGGTCTTTTGTTTTCTTCTGCCCATTTGTCCGCAACATTCTTTTTTAACAATCTGCAACATTTATCTGAAACTTTTATTTTGAACTCTGGTGTAAAATTGTATTTTAAATTTTCGGGGCAAAGAAAGGTTTTCTTTTCGCCTTTCCCTAGATAATTCAAAACAGTTTTCCCCATTCCGCTATGCTGATAATAACTTATTTTTTGTGAATGTTCTTTTGACTTGAACGGATAGCCGACTTCTTCTAACATAGTTTTGATATTCTGTTTTGAAAAGATAATCAGAACACGGCAATCTCTCTCTCTCTCTCTCTCTACAAATTGCACAATACTTTTATATTCAATTCCTGTATTCAAATATACACGGGGTATTTTATTATTCGGTAAGGCTTCGTCAAACAGATAGTGCAGAACCGTTGAATCCTTCCCGCCCGAAAAACTGATATATGCGTTATTTTCAAGGTCGTATAATTCATTCATTGATTTTATTTTTTGAATCCTGTCTGCAAGTAAAAACTCATTTTCTGTCATTCTTTCCCCCTAAAACTCGAAATTAAACTCCTGTTGTTCATATCTTTTTTTCGGGTGAGAACAGGCAATACACCCAGCGTGTTTTTCCCAATCATAACGAACAAACCACTTGCACCGATTTTTCCCGCCCCCGTCATAACATCTATCATTCTGTAAATCCCGAACTCCAAACGGGCAAGGTGTATATTTTACATCATCATAACAGTCCGTCTGCGGATTGTATTTTCTTGATTGCTCTATCGGAATAAATGTCATTATTCGCCCCCAAGCCTTTTATATTCTGCCGTTATTTTATCGGCTAGTTTTCCAAGCCCCGCAACCCCGTACATCTTTTTATATTCATAAATCAGAATGTCGGCTATAACTTCTAAATGATTGCCATAAGAACTACCGCAATCAATTTTATAGTTATGTTCCAAAGAGCAGGCATATTCCCCATTTTTCGTATGGTCGATAACCCACGATCCATATTTTTTTCGATACATTTCTTTATTCGGTATTCTATGGCTATATTGAGCAAAAGACTGTTGAAGCGGTTTGCCACAAATAAAACAAACACCGCCACATCTTTCAAGAGCTTCTTTACGCTGATTGATTTGTTTTTCTGTTAACATTTCCTGCCCCCATAAAACTTCAAATACATAATTTCAAGCCCCATTTTTTCGGCTTCTGCCTTTTCCATTTTTGCACCCTTGCTTTCTTCCCAACCTTCTAGTAACGCAATATGGGTACAGGTTTTCAAGGCTTCCAAATCCCGAATCATAAAGTCCTGCCATTCGGCTTTCGGGTTTATCTTCAAAACTTCTTCCCCGATTTTCACAGGGTTTATTACATCAAATCCGCTTGTCTTGTAGAATGTTTCTGCCCGTTCAAACTGTCTGGTATAAACTTCTTTATCAAGCCCCGTAATTTTTCCCGATAGATAGATTTTCATTTTTGCCCCCTATTGCTTTTATCTTAACACCTTTTTTAATTTTTATCAATGTTTATTTCTTTCATTTTTTCAAGTTCTGCCCGAATTCTGTCTATAATGGCAGGGTCTTTCTGATAATACCCATAGCACCAATGAATGAACTTGTGCGTTAAATTATTAAAGCATACAAAGTTTTTTTCGTCTAATTCTGCATATCTTGTTTCATCAAGAAGAAGGTGGTGAAGTTGCCAACCCTTGCGAAGGGGCTTTTGTGTTATGCGATCCACCTTCCCAGACTGTGAAAACATCAGCTTGCGAAAATTCTTCCATTCCTTTGTCTGACGAAACTTCTTTTTTGCTTTCTGTGTTTCGTTCATTCTTCCCACCTGTTTCCGTTGTCGCAGGAATGACAAGGTTCTTTTCCAGAAGTAATTTTGTTTTTGTGCTTACAGTTAGAACAAAGATTTTCTGCTTCAATGTTTAATT